GTGCCAATACTTATACAGATGGTAAGTTCACCGCTCTTACTTCTACAGCAGTGCCTGAAGGTACAAATCTTTACTACACCCAAGAGCGTGTACAAGATGAAATAAACAGCACTCTTGTTGCTAGCACAGGGTTAACTGGAACTTACAACGATACTAGTGGAACCTACACACTTGCTATTAACTCAACAGTAGCGACACTCACTGGTACGCAGACTCTTACAAACAAGACTCTTACAAACCCATATATTAACGACACAGTGGTTGTTACAGCTACATCCACAGAGATCAACAAATTAACAGGAGTAACAGCCACAACTGCAGAACTAAACAAGCTTGCTGGACTTACCGCATCAACTGCACAGCTAAACTTTGTAACTGGTGTTACCTCTGCTATTCAAACACAGTTCTCTGGTAAGTCTGATACAAGCCATACTCACTCATTCCAAGCTGCAAGCAATGAGCTTACAGCTTTAGCTGGTCTTACTGGTACTGGGTTTGTAAAACGTACTGGAACTAACACCTACGCTATTGACACTAACAGCTATGCGGCCGCTACATCTCCAACACTTAACACATCTATTGTCTCTGGAACAACCTCATTTAACTTAATTAATGCGGTAGCAACTACGGTTAACTTTGCTGGAGCAGCTACGACTTTAGGTATTGGATCTAACGATTCAACCGCTATTACAACTCTTAATGCCCCTACAGTTAAAGGCAACCTAACCTACGTAGACCTATATAACACAGTAGCAACAACCGTTAGTTTTGCTGGGGCTGCTACAACCCTTACTATTGGTGGAACGCCTTCTGGAGCAGTTACTCACAATTACTCAACTAACCCTACAGCTAGCGGTGTCACTAAGACTGTAAACCTTGCTACTGGTGGCGCATCAGGTGCAGTAACTGTTGTAAACGTAGGTGCTATAACTGACAGCGCAACAAGCTCTCTTAACGTAAAGATACCCGCAGCATTTAGCGGTGCAACAACTGTTCCTTACCCAACAGCTGGTTCACAGGCTGCAAACAAAGAATATGTAGACAACATTGCTTCTGGTCTTACTATTAAGAATCAAGTTGTTTACACAACTAGCGCTAACTTGTCTTCTACATACGCAGCTGGAACTTCAGACTCTACTGGCGGTCTTGGTATTGGAGCCACACTTACAGCCGCTGTTAATGGCGCCCTTGTTCTTGATGGTGTTGGGGTCACAACTAACCAACGAGTACTTGTCAAAGACCAGACTAACGCTATACAAAACGGTATCTATGTAGTAACAAATGCTGGTGACGCAGTTACACAATTTATACTTACCCGTGCTACCGATTTCAACGGTAACCTTACTGCGGGAACTATCAAGCCTGGTAACTACATCTTCGTTACCTCTGGTACCTATCTAGCTAACTCCTCTTGGATTATTTCTAACTCTGGTACATCATCTGTAACAAGCGGTGCAATCAAGGTTGGAACAGACGTAATTAACCTGGCCCAGTACTCGGGTACTCCACTTAACATCTCTACCCTAGGTAACGTAAGCATTGGTACCTGGCAGGCAACACCGATTGCTGAACCTTATATCTCTACAGCTATTGCTCGTTTAGCTAACCCTACTTTTACTGGTCACGTCCACGTTCCTGTAGTACCTGTGGACAGTGCTGACGCAACTAGCAAGCAGTACGTTGATGATTTAATTTTTGCTAGCTTGCCTTACCTGCCGGACATCATCCCGCTAGATGACCTGCGCTATATCTTTGATGATAGGGAAAGCCGCTTTGAACCTAGACACCAAGGAGTAAAGGTTCCGCTTTATAACCCACTTCGCTTGATGATTAACCTGAACGGCGTAGTTCAAACCCCAAGTTACCCTGAATATGTCTGGCAGTCCATGCTACCCTTAGACGGATTTATGTTAGACAACGATGGTTATATTGCGTTTACGCAAGTGCCGCCAGCAGGTTCAACTTTTGACGGTCGAGTAATGCTTGGCCCTAACGTAAACACTATCGGAAAGGCATATCCATTTAGGGCAATGGATATCTTAATAGGAGGCTAAGTAATGGCTAGAAAAATCTTGTTGGAGACGCACTACACGTTTACGCCATCCACAAAGACTGTTGTAATACCAAGCTACATCCCTAGAGAGCGTCTGCTCCTAATCACCAATGTAAGCACCAACCAGGTCATCTACAACTTCTCAGACCCTAGCCTTAAAGCAACCAGCTACGTGGCAGTCATTGACGCAGACAACAATGGCACAACTACTCTTGTTTTGAACTACAACACAACAGCTATGAATGTTGGAGACAAACTTCAGGTTACGGTTGAAGAGTACGCAGAACGCATTCTTCCAGCAGAAGCCTTAATGGACCCTGTACAAAAGATGCGTGTTTCAAACCCGCAGTCACTTATTGACACAGACTTTGAGTATGGCACACAGCCTACTAAGTGGGAAGTACTCTCCCTTGTAAACAACAAGCCTTGCCAGTACTACGACATTCAGGACCCTGTTGCTCAGCCTTCAGGCGGTGCCCGTACTTTAACAGCGATTACAGGAACTGGCTCTTCTCGCCTAGTTACAGTTCAGACATCTTCAGCTCACGGACTAGTAGTGGGAGATAAGTTCTTTATCCAAGATACAAATGACCCGTATGCAAACGGCTGGTTCATGGTTCGCACTGTGGCTACTACATCTGTTTCTAACGATACGTTTACATACTATTCACGCGCTAACATTCTTACAAACGGCTCTATCCTAGATGCTACTAAGACTTTTATCTACAAGGCGTTAGATTACTCATCTTCAACAATCCCAGTTTCCGCTACAGCAGGTGCTGCATTTACAGCCTCTGGAACAACAGTAACTGCAACAACAACTAACGCTCACGGACTTGTTCCTGGATGTATGATATTTATTAAGGGAACTACAGCAGCTAGCTCTAACCCACCTAACGGCGCTTGGGAAGTTAAAACAACACCTACTGCTAACACTTTTACTTTTGAAGTAGTGGACGCACCGTCAGGCGCAATTACATCGCTAACAACTTCTTTGACTCCACGTACAGGTTCTCAATCTATTCACCGCGCTTATGATGGTGGAGTACGGTTTACAACAGGTATCTCAGCACCTGGTTCTCGTATCGTTCGTCAGACACGTAAGTACTTCCGTTACCAATCAGGTAAGGGTATTCAGTTCTCTACTGGCTCTATGATGAAGCCAGTGTTCTCTGTTGACAACGTAACCTCTTCTTCTAACGTGGTAACAGTAACTACTCACTTTGAACACTTCCTTGGCGTAGGCGCAACCATCCAAGTTACAGGTTCAACAGATACTGCCTATAACGGTACTTGGACAGTAGCTTCTGTCCCAACGCCGCTTTCATTTACTTACACAGCATCCTCTGTACCTGCAGCAACACCTGCACCAGGATGGCCTATCAACATAGCCCCAACCAACTGGTACGGTGCTCAAGTACGTCTTGGAATGTTTGATGACCAGAACGGTATGTTCTTTGAGTATGACGGTCAAAACTTCAACGCGGTACGACGCGACTCTACAGAACAACTTTCTGGAGAGATAGCAACTACTCAAGGCTCACAGACTGTTACAGGAACAAATACTTCTTTCTCTACTCAACTAACTCCTGGAGACAAAGTTGTTATCCGTGGAACAACTTACTCAGTTGAATCCATCGCTAGCAATACCTCTATGTTTATCTTCCCTGAATACCGTGGACCATCTATTACAAACGGTGGAGTCGTAAGCAAGACTACAGATTTCAAGGTGCCTCAGAGCCAGTTCAACATTGACCGTCTTGACGGCACTGGCCCATCAGGTATGGTCCTTAATCTTTCCAAGATGCAGATGTTTTACATTGACTACGCTTGGTACGGCGCTGGAGCCATTCGCTTTGGTGTTAAAGACGAGCTTGGTGAAATTATTTATGTACATCGTATGACTCATGCTAACGCCAAGACATCTGCATACATGCGCTCAGGTAACTTGCCTGCACGATATGAAGCGTCTAACGACACCCCTCGCACAGTTCTATCTGCAACTGCCGCTAGCGGTGCAGCGTCTATATCTGTAGCAAGTACTGCTGACTTCCCATCAGCTGGAACATTGTTCATAGCAGCAGCAGGAGCATCGGGTGCAGTTGAGTATGTGTCTTACACAGGCAAGACTGCAACAACCTTTACTGGTTTAACTCGTGGACTTACTAACGTAGTTATTAACCCAACTACAGGTGCAACAGGTGGAGCTTCTGCAGCAACAACATTTACATACTCTGCAACTGCACCTATTCCAGTACGTCTTTACTCACGCCACGTAGCAACAGGAACTAGCCACTGGGGTTCTGCAGTTATTATGGATGGTCGCTTTGATGAAGATAAGGCCTACATTTTCCAGACAGGAATGGCAAACTCAATTGTTGTTCCTCGTGGTAACACAGGTACTCGTTACGGGCTTCTAAGTCTTCGTGTAGCACCTTCAGTTGATAACGGAATGATTGGTATTTTTGGTCAACGCGAGCTTAACAACCGTATGCAACTAACACTTAAGCAGATGGACGTACTTGCTCAGTCCATAGCTTCTGGTGCTGCTGCTCCTGGTGTATACCTCATTGAGGTTATCCTAAATGGTAAAATAAGCACTGTTACAAATAACAACTGGACAAACGTTAGTGGCTCAAGCCTTGCACAGGTTCAATACCACGCAGCTAGCACAGTCATTACAGGTGGAGAGCCAATCCTTTCCTACTTCGTAAGCACAGTTACTAACGAAGCTTCTGTGGTTGGGCAAGACCTATCAACTGTTCGTGAACTTGGTAACTCCATTCTTGCTGGCGGTACAACCACTGTTGGTTCTACAGACGGTTCTAACGTATTCCCTGATGGTCCAGATATGGTAACTATCACTGTACGTAACCTCAGCGCAGCAAACGTAACCACATCAAATATTAACGGACGTCTATCCTGGACTGAAGCGCAAGCATAAGGAGGCTTCAAGGTGGCTTTAAATAAGCTTAACCATATATACGGAGAACCTCTTGTTGTTAGTTCGCTAAACACCACGGGTAACACCGTAGTATCTGGTTCTTTAACCGTACTTGGTAGCACTAATTTTGCTGGCGCAATAACTTTTGGAAACGTAAGTAACACAGAGCTTCAGTTCCTAGATGGCTTAACTGGAAATATACAGACCCAGTTAGATGGCAAAGTTACGGCTGCTCAAGTTGCGGCAATCTACGCGCCTTTATCAGGCGCTACGTTTACTGGTGCAATCTCTGCTACTGACTTAACTCTTACCAATGACTTAACTATTGCTAATGGTGGAACCGGCCTAAGCGCAACTACTAAGGGCGGAATCTTTGTAGGTAACTCTACAACTGCCTTTACTAACGTCACTGTTGGATTAGACGGGTATTTGCTTACTGCAGATAGCGCTCAAGCAACAGGACTTAAGTGGGCAGCAGCTCCTGTAAGCCTTCCAACACAAACCTCTAACTCAGGTAAATTCTTAACTACTGACGGAACATCTGCGTCTTGGTCAACAGTTCAAGCTCTCCCAACACAAACAGGCAATGCAGGTAAGTTCCTAACTACAGATGCAACAACTGCTTCTTGGGCAACACTTACCGCGTCTAACCTAACTGGTGGAACGCTTTCTTCTGCAATTTTAGGTAACTCTGCTGTCTTTATTGGTACCACATCCGTTGCTTTAAACCGCGCATCTGCAAACATTTCTCTTACTGGAATTTCAAGCGTAGCGTTCCCAGGCTCAACCTCTGGTACTACAACTGTTCAGGCATCTGCAGCAGCTGGTACAACTACCTTTACTCTTCCAGCAACTACAGGAACAGCTGCCCTTCTTGGTAACACATTCTTTGTTGGTACTACATCTATTGCTAATAACCGCGCCTCTGCCTCCCAGACTCTTACTGGTGTAAGCATTGATGGTAACGCCGCTACTGCTACTACAGCAGCAACTGCTACTAACGGTCTTACTACCTCTAACTACAACTCATACGCTGTTCCACTAACGGGTGGAATCATGTCTGGACTTTTGACTGTGGCTAGGGCTGGGGACCAGATTCACCTTCACCCAGCAGCCGACGGTACTTCAGGAAAAACAACTCTTTTTAGAAATGATGGCTCTGATTTCTATATTCTTCTTGCTGATGCAAATACTGCTCCGGCAGCCGCTAGCTGGAACGCACTAAGACCACTTACTATTAATACAACTACGGGGTTATTAAGCTCAGCTAATAGCCAGACATTTAGCGGAACAACTACGGTGCAAGGGACCCTAAGCATCACATCTGATGCTCGCCTTAAGGAAAACCTAGTACCTATTACAGGGGCTGTTGATAAAGTTAAAGCACTTACAGGCTACAACTACAACCGTATTGGCTCTGAAAAACTTGAAATGGGTGTGGTTGCTCAAGAAGTACAGGCTATTGCGCCAGAACTCATTACAGAAAATGAAGAAGGAACTCTTGCAGTAGCATATGCCAACATGGTAGCGCTCCTTATTGAAGCGGTTAAAGAACAGTCAGCAGAGATTGCTGCTCTCAAGGAGCAAGTAAAAGAACTTAAGGGTTAATAATGACGACTACTATTACGGGCACAACTATTACCTTTACTGATGGCTCTACTTGGGGCGGGGCTAACGGAGGACTGACTCCAGATGGCAATACATCTAGAGTGTCTCAAAGCTATAACATCGGCCATCTTATTTTATCTAACTGTATTTTTTATTCTCGTTCTGGGTACCAAACGGGTGGTAATTATGTTTGGCCTTTAAACGGCACTGTTTACTATGCTAATGGTGGCGGAGCCAGTGGGCTACCCCCAGCAGTAAACACAAGTCTTGCAGCCAATGATACTAGACACGGTTCTCAATCATATTTTGCTCTTGGTCAAAATAACGGCTCGGATTGGTTAACGGGTACGTGGAAAAATAGAGGAATGGCCGCTGGAGCAGGTATAAATCAAGTAGTTGGTTATTTTGTACTACAAGAGAGGGTTGCATAATGGCCTTTACTTTATCTGGAACAACCTTAACCGCAAATAACGGCGCCGCATATACTTCACAGCCTACTGCAGCAGCTATTGGGGGCAACTACTCTATTGGTTATGCAGTAGGCGCTTTTGTTATGTCTATTCAAGTAAACCCTAAGACCCCTCAGTCTTATGTTAATGACAATGTTGCTGTAAACGGAACTGCTGGATATTTGGTTCCTTGGCCAACTTGGTACTGGCAGTACGGTCAAGGTGGAGGTCCTTACAACAACTACGGAGTTACAGGATTTATTACCTCTGTATCTTCCGTCGTTAACTTTCCCCAAACTAATACAAATTACTACGCTATTCCAGGTACCTGGAGAGCCTCTGGTTGGTGCGGAGATGCGGAGTACATTGATGAACAGTACTTTTATCAAGTGTTTAGGAGAGTCGCATGACTATGACCGTAGACAGTAATTTTATTACATATAATGACGGAACTAAACAACAATCAGCAAATTTTAGAGTATTAGACGGCAACACTGCGCACAATGCTACTAGTTATGCTATTGGTACCTATTTATTGATTGACACAAAGCACTACAATAGTAGAACTAACCCTATACCCTTAGATGGTTGGGGAAGGTATTACACTGGGCCGTCTTTATTCACTACTCCTAACAATGCAGCTGTGGGTGTTGGCGCAGTTTACAATGACTTTGTTGGGGTCCTACAGCCATCTGCCGCATCTGGAGCTTCAGGTGGAACAACTTTATCTGGCACATGGGTTTCAAGAGGCTCTGGACTATCCCAGGGCTTTGTAGTACGAGTAGCATAGGAGAATAAAATGGAAAACAATCCACTAAGTAATGTAAGAGATGTAAAGCGTTTAACAGAAGGCTCAGACCAACGCTTTCAATGCGTCGTAGATTTAACTATGGGTGGGGTTACAGAGGCTGTTGGTTACATTGCCGATAAGGACGATGTGGCAGAGACAGGTCAATGGGTCTACGCACAGATTATGAGCGGTGAGGCTGGAGAGATTGCAGAATACGAACCGCCTGCTCCTCCAACACCTGAGTACCTAGCAGAGATGGCACGTAATCAACGTGACTCTCTACTGCGTTACCTAGACACAATCCTTACTAACCCACTACGCTGGGCTGGCTATAGTGAGGAACAACAATCGGTTATTGCCAAATATCGTCAAGATTTATTAGACATAACTACCCAAGAAGGCTTTCCTGCTAATATAGTATGGCCTCAATCACCTATCGGATAAGGAACACAAAATGGCATCAGGAGCACCAGAACACGTCCACGAAGACGCTGTAGAAGCAGAAACAACACCGACATTTACTACTGCTTTTGCAGTTCTTATGACAAAAGATGGGGGAATTTTTATTGAGCGTAATACTTCAGTACTTAATTTTCCAGTAGAACGAGAAGCCTCTTTGGTTGAAGTTCGCCGTGCTTGTTCAGACGTCCTTATGGACCTTCAAGCGCAAACCTCTGCTGAGTACACCATTATTCGTTTAAAGGCGCTTGAAGACTCAACTGTTGAAAAACCAGAATAGCCTTTTAAATATAGTAAATTTACTATAATGAGACTATGAGAGCGTATACCCCTGGCGGTAGATTTAGCACTGATTTTGAGCTTAATGAAATTGGTGATGGAATTACCTATGATGCAACAAACCCAGTAGGAACTACTGGCCAGTGG